TTGAGTATCGCCAGTACCCTTTGGTATACAGTATCTACGCTTATTGCCATTGTTTATCTTTTTGTTGAAGGGGTGACCTATTATATAAATCACCCCTCAACCATTTATTTCAACCTTTTTTCGATGTTTTGGTAAATTTCAATACCATCATCGGTTTTAAAGAAGGCTGCTAGTGCCGAATATGGGTTTTCATCAAACGGTACAGTCATAACTTTTCTACCGTTACTTGCCCAATTAAACGTGCGTTGATCATCACCTAGTTTTAGTATTCCAGCTTCTACAGCTCTGATACCAAAGTTTCTGATCTGAACGTTTTCATCATTAGCTAATTCTATCAACAAACTAGGGTTTCTCTTAGCAAACACCATGATGTCGCGTTTAAGTTCCTTAGATGTCATCTCATTAACCTTAGAACCGTATTCTACTCTTAGTATCGCCTCAGCCATGTCTAAATCCATGCCTGCAGCTAGGTTAAGAGCATTCAGCTCGTTCTCAATGTAGTCTAGCTCATCAACAGCTTCTTTGACAGCATCAAACTCTGAGTACAGTGTATCTCTTAACGGGTGATACAACGATAGCAATTTCTGCAAAGCTTGATTTTGTCTTGGTACAAATAAAGTACCATCTCTAAAAATAATATGAGCCAAGGTAACTGGTCCTTCTTGTTCATCAGCGAACGGAGAAGGCATGTTTGTAGCATACCTTAGTTCTCTTTGATAACCTCTTTCTTCATCAAACCAAAGTAAAGGTCTCTTTTCAGTATGACGTGATGGTAATGTCATCACAATCGGTTGCTTATTACCAACTAGGTAATAAACACGGTCTTTCATCTCCCAGCTAGTTGCTGGTTGTTTTGTTTTAGTTGCCATAATATGATATTATAAAAAAGAGTAAGAATTACCCCCGTCCGAAGACGAGGGCAAAATCTTACAGTTATTACACTTCTTATGCAGTAGTGTCTTTGAACAATACGAAGTTGTTCGCACCTTGAACACACAAACATCTTTCAGATAGCATGTGTACGTTCATTTCATCAATGTCGCTAGTGTAGTTACCACCAACAGAACCAGTGATCCAAGACTTCATGCGACGATCGTCAGCTTCAGAAGCGCGGTAACGAACGTGCAAGAATGGACGCTGGATGTTTTTACCCAAAGTTTGGTCGTATACAGTAGAAACACCTGCTGGAACCAAGATACCGTCGATGTCACCAGTCAACCCACGAGTTGCAGCGTCATTCAAGTATTTCCAGTCAGTTTTGTAGAAATCGTAAGAACCACGACGGAAACCAGAGAAGCCCAAGTTCAATGCCATGTCTTCGCTGTTTTCGAATACTCCGTAAGAAGTACCACCTGTTCCGTAGCTGTTAGCACGAGCCAACATGTTGTCCATAGCCAAAGAAGTACCACGATCTAAGAAAAGCATGTTTTCTTCGATAGCACCTTGCTTGTCAAGTTCTTGAAGAACGATATCAAACTCACCCAAACCAGTCAAACCAGTAGAGTTGTTGAAGTCGTGATCATTGAACTGAAGACCTCTGCTTTCAACAGCAGCGAACAAACCTTCAGTACCACGTACTGTAGCACCAGAAGCGTCAGTGATACCAGCAGCAGCTGTAACTTTCTCTGCTTCAACCATGGTCATTTCCAAGTAGTCTTCGAAACGTAGACGAGTCTCGTGCTCAGACTTCAAGTACCACAAGTAACCAGAAGTACCCAATTCAGAAGTAACTTCAACCCAACCGATCTGAGCAGTGTCAGAACCGTTGATGTTGTACTTATCTTTCATGATGATTGGAGAGTTGCTGAACTTTTGGAAACCTGCATCGATTGATCCAGACATTCCAGCAGCACCTTTTCCAAACTCAGAACCAAATACAAATACTTTCAAGTCTGGGTTAGTACCAGCAGCAACGAAAGCAGCTGGCCAAGTGTTACTGTCGTATGGGTATGCTTCGATGCTGTCAGTAGTAACAGACTTAACAAAGGCACGTACAGTAGTAACACCAACAGCTACAATGATAGTTTGGTTAGGGCGAATAGCGTGACCAGTGATGTTGATAGTGTTATCACTAGCTGTGTTAACAGTAGCAATAACCGCGTCGTCGTAAGCAACGTGCAAACGGCCTTGTTCTGTCCATACAACTTCATCAGAAGCCATTGGCATTTCAGCACCAACCATTCTCAAGAAAGATGAGATAGATCTGTTACCGTAACGCTCTACTTCTTTTTCGTAAACTTCAGGCAAGAATTGTGAAGCGAAGTTGAAATCGTTGTCTGCAAGAGACAAGTAGTTCTTATCGAACAATGTTTTTGTTGGGGACGGAGTTAACCCTGCTGGGTATGCCCCCTGTGATGCAAAACTCATTTTTTAATGTGTTTAAGTTTATTTTCTAATTTTCACACGCAGTCTACCTGAATCATCCCCACTAATCGCTCTAACCTTAAAGCCGCCAACTTGTGTAGTCTGCTCGTGAGTACCTCTAGGACTCATATCAACATTCTTAGAACGTTGCGAACTTTCCTTCATCGCGTCAGCTTTACCTTGTTGGTAAAAGTGATTAGCCACAGCGTCTGCGTTCATCGCTGTAAACAAGGCTTTATGATAACCCTTAGCATCTCCAATAGTATTGTCGTTACCCAAAAACTTTTTGGTAAAATTACTAATGTCGCTTTGAGTCTCTTTGACCTTACCAACATCTTTGACATTAAAACGGTATTTCTTGTCGCCTACTTGATATTCAAAACCTTTGAAATCTTGGCTAAAGACCTGTTCAGTCTTCTGTGTAAATACCGATGCTTGCCTTTGTGCTAGCTTGGATGATTCCTCATTTTCTTTTTGGTAACGATTGAAAAAATCAACCGCTTTTTGCTGGTCTGGCGTTAACCTACTACCAGCTTTAATATCATCGTAGTACTTGCTCTTCATGTTGTTCAAATGCTCCTTAGCACGCTGAACTTCTTCTTTGTAGAGTAGTTTCTTACGTTTAATCTCTCTTTCGTCATCTAACTCCTCGTCGTAAGAGTAGCTGTCCTCAATCAAGAAATTAATCTCATCGTCATCAAGGTGTGGTTTAGTCACCTTGTAATATTCTTGAACAAGTTGTTGTTCATCAAGCGAGTCAACATCTTTATTTAACCTAACGTAGTCTTCTAATGAACCACCAGTCTCGTTCATGAACTCAACTAGCTTTTCTACGTTTTCAGGTAAATTAATGTTTACCTTTTCTTCTTTTGTTTCTGTAGGCTCTGGCTCTACATCAACATCTTCAGCTTTTGTTTCAGTAACCTCTTCGTCTGTTACTTCTTCGAGCACCCGTACTTCCTCAACGGGCTCTCCGTCATTTTGTACGGACTCATCTTCGCTGGGCTCGTCGCTTGCTGAGTTATCGGCTGTGGGTTGCTCTGACACTGGCAATTCATTGTCGGGCATCCGCACCCCGGTTTCTTCGGCATTTTCGCTTGATACATTTTCCTCTTGTTTAAAATTCCTTAAATCAACTCGGATGACACCATCATCCTCGTGTTTTGCCTGGACTTTTTGCTCCTGGCTTACAGTGTTTTCTTCTTCCATGTTAAAATAAAATATTAAAAGATACTATTAGTTATATTACCTAGGTTCAAAATAACCTAATCCCATCCCTCCGGTCAATGTATCATTACCAGATGATTCAAAATCTTTAGGTGGTTTGTTATTCTTTCTTTGGTCTATTAATTCACTTTGTTGTGAAGCTTGGAGTTTAGTTCTCTTATCTTTCCTATCCTCCTTGTATTTTTCGTTTTCCTTTTGCTTTTCTAGGTCTATGCCTCTTAACCGCATGTTGTACTCAAACTCTTTAGCCATAAGCTCTTTCTTGATCTGAGCCTCTGTCTGTAGCTTCTGCATATCTAGCTGAGACTGCAGTTGAGCAAGTTGTGCCTTGCCTTGGCTAATAACCTGTTGTTTCTGAGCTTCTGCTTGTGCAACAGCTTGCTGCGTCTGAGCGTTTGCTTGAGCTTGAGCCTGCATGTTTTGCTGAGCAATTTGCTGATCCATCTCTTGCTTCTTACGTCTACGTAGCTTTAGCAACTGGTTTGCTAGCTTAACATTCTTTATCTCTCTAACGTCAATAGCGTCTTCAAGGTTTATAGACTGTTGAGCAAGTGCTTGTTGTATATTGTTTTCAAGAAGTTGCTTTTCCTCTTCATCAGGTGCTAATTCTATGAATATACCAAAATCATGGATATGTAGGTCTGTAAGCTCATCTAGTATACCAACCTTATGCGCACCTATTTTGTTTATCAAAGCTTCGCGCATTGGTGAAAACTCTAGAACATCTGATATCATCAAAGACAAACCCTCTGCAAGCTCAGCTGTTAAGAACAAGCTAGACTGTAGTATATGTCTTGTAGCAGTGTTAGAATTTGCAGCAGCAAGTTTCTGCACACCTACAAGAGCATTTTTATCAGGCATAGAACCATCACGTGCTTCATTTAATCCAGTTACATCACGGATCATCTGCAAGTAATAGTTATATGTGCTTATCAAAGCTTGTATTTTTTGTCCTCCAGCACCAGAAGTTACCTCTTGAATAGGTACTTTACCAGGGTTCATATCACCATCTGATGTGAATGAACGCCCTATGATACTACCTGTTTGGAAGAACATATTAAGCGCCTCCTGCGGATTATAGTTTGTCCCGTTACCAAGATCAATTTCAGCAAGACCATCAGCATCGATGTAGATACCATCTGGCACCATACGCGTTAACACTTGTTGTAATTTCAAGTGTGTAAGCTGAATCATATCAGCAAAACCAGTGATTCTTGAAACTAGAGACTCAATACGGCCTTGGTACATACGTGGTGCAACCAAACTGTAGTTCATCTTAACTTTAGTATCATCACTCTTTGGACGCATCATATTCTTAGCCATCTCCCATTTTAACAAGATGTCTGTGCCTAGAATAAGAGCTCCTTCATATAATACCTCTAGTGATCTTGATATCTTACCAAAGCTACCTTCAAGATCTGCTGGTGGATCAAACTGATCGTCTTTGATTATAATCTTGCTAGCACCTGTTGCTGTTTCTTTAACCTTGTAAACCTCGTTCATGTAGGTCTTGTAGTTAAAGTACAACACTTGTACAGTGTTAGCATCAATAGTATGATTGTTTCTTGGTGAGTTGCTGTAGTGACCTCTGTCGTAGATACTCTTCTTAAGTATCTCGTCTAGTTGATCGTCGGTAAGTTCTGGAAACTGTTTCTTTAATTCATTAACAGGTACGTTCTTTACCTCTCCAACGTAATATATATCATCAAAATATGGTGACTCAGAAAAAGAGTATACCATTGCTGATGGGTCAACGTATTCTACTTTAATACCTTCAGACGTGTTAAATGTATTTTTAACACATGCCATACCAAGAACAGTGAGATCATAATTAAGTCGTTTTCTTATGTTTTCGTACTTATTGTCCTCTAGTATTGTTCTTATAGCCTGCTCCTCAGCTATTTCTACACCTTGCTTGTATGTGAGCTGCATATGTAGCTCTAGCTCTTCCATACTGTCAGGTAACTGCTCTTTTGGGTTTTCATATAAACTAACACCAAAAGCTTCTTCAGCAAAGTCAGATAATTCTCTGGTTTGCATATCCTTCAACACGGACTCCATGTACTGTGTTCTTTTAGATACACCGTATGGATCCTGTGCAAATGCTTTTATATCATAAGTTCTCTCAGATATACCGTTTACAACAATATCTACAAACTTTGGTATAATAGGTACTGGTTTCCAGTCTAGGTTTAGGTATGATAAATCACCGTTAATTGATAATTCATCTTTGTATTTCTGTATAGACTGCTCACCACGAGCATATTGTCTTCTGTTATGAAAAGTTTCTTGGTTACTGTGGAAACGATAAACACCACCGTCCCTTTTAAACCATTCGTCCTCGATCGCTTTAGCAACCTTTAGCCCATATTCTGAGCTAACTTTTTCTAAATCACTAGCTACTTGGCTAGGAAAATAACTCTTTACAACTGACTCAGCCATAATTTTTTATTATCTGCGATGTAGAACCGCTGTTTTTATATCTTGCAATACCTAGATTTATAGCTCTAGCACCTCTATCTGGTATTGGTTTATACAAATGCCTATTACAAGCCATAATCGCTAAACCAGAGCTAATAGAAGCATCGTATTTAGTTCGCTTATTGATATCAAATCTACTCCAATCATTAAGCGTTCTATTAAGGTACATAGTACCGTATGTTCCATCTTCAAGCTGACCAACGTGTTTCTCGATGTATGTCTCGATAGCAGCGGCATGTGCTTGCTTTATATCCTCACTCGTGTTAGGTATACCACCTATTTCTTTCTCTGTAGTAGAAAGCTTGTTCCATACTTTATCTGGCCTGTTCATTGAGAAACCCCTGTAACCTCTTTGTTTTAAGAAGTATAATAACCTAGGTTTGTTATTCTCTGCTAACACAGGCATACCATAAAATACTAGAGCTTTTAGTATATCCTCAAAAAATATCTCAGCTGTTTGAGGTCTAGCTACATATTCAAGAAAAAAGTGGTTTGGAGGTGCGTTTTCCATCGAGAACTTGGTTAAACCATGTAGTGCACCATTTGAACCCTTACCATCAACTGTACCGCTAATATCGTAAGAGTCACATCCAAAGGCACCAATATGTTCATTTCCAGGATACTTTACTCCATTTTTTATAATCACTCGATTTTGGAGTTGTTTATCTGGAACCCAAGAAATTATAAATCTTCCTTTAGGATCTGGTGAAAAAAACACCTTAGTATCTTTAACTCCATTTTCCCAATGAAAAGATCCACGAGTTATTAAACCATCTCTTGATATACCTTCATTGAAGTCTATCTGATCATATATTCTAGCTAAGTTGAATATACTGTTCTTAGTTTCATCTCTAAAAGCGTGCTCTTCTGAACGAGGAAACTGTCTATAGAATTCATTTAAAGCGTCTTGATCACCCTTTAGTCCTTCGGCTTCGTTCTCCCAGTTCTCGATAACACCGATATCAATTGGCTCTCCGAATGGTCCTTCAACCGGTTCATCGGGAGTGTCAAATACGGGATTGCCATACTTGTCAATGAATCCCTCATAGTTCCACTCCATCGGTATGAACAAGCTGTACAGACCAGATCTTGTCTGCCCATTTTTGTTCCTTTGTGTGACGTCTGAGTCGTAATACAACTTCTTGAAGTTCTCGCCACCTTTATCCAGAGCGTTTGATGTAGAACCCATCATACATTTCCCGATAATCCTAGAACCTAGTCTAAGACAAGTCTTTGTAACGCGCCAGTTATTGAGTATATTATCTGGTCTTTCCCACTTACCACTTTCATCGTGTACAAGCAGTCTTAACTTCTCACCATCGTAAGAGTTATCACCAGTATTCTTCCAGTCGATGGTAGTATCTAGACCTTCTAGTATCTCCTCGTCTGTTTTCTTTATGTTCTTTCTTGTTAATTTAGATGCTGGAACCCTATACGCTAGTTCAGATTTAGGTCTGTCCATACCGTCTTGTATAGGTTTGAAAAAGAAAGGATAGTTTACAGATATAGGCACAACCTTATCGGTAAACATCTTCTTGGCATCAGAACCTGATTTAGACAGTATACCAAACCTAGCATCAGAAGAAATAGTAGCTTGGTTCACAGTCTCAGAACTAGACATGAATGAGAAACCACTACGTCTGTTCTTTAGGTAACACATACCATAAGATCTCTTATCAGCCTTACAAGCCTCCCAGAATATGAAGAAAAGCCTATTAGCCTCACGAAAATCAGGGTGACCGACATCGATCTTTGTCCACTGAAGGTACATGTAATGTGTACCAGTTATATACGTCGGCACACCGTTGTTTTTAAACCAGAAACCATTTTCCCTACGATTGAACTCTTCGTCGATGTATTCTTCCCATCGTTCTTTGAAATCATCAGGGTAATCTTTCCAGTCAAAAACACTCTTTATGTTCTTTAACTCTTTAGGATATTCAAATGGTTGCCATCTGTTTTCTTCAAACTCGTGAACGTTTTTCTCTTTTGGTAATGCTATACACAAATTCTGTATCTCGTAAATATCACCTATCTCGCCGGTTTTACTGATCACAACAAAGTCAAATTCTTTATTGTAACCATACTCCCATTTTTTAGCGCGATTATATCTCTTAATCGTGCTCTGCTTTATAGGCTCTACTTTTTTATACAGTGTTTGCTCGTACATTACTTAGATCTTCGTTCGGCAAAACCAGAGAAAGATTTTTTCTCTTCTTTTTCAACTGGTTTGTTTTCTAGTATCGCCTCTTCCTCTGTTATTCTATTGAGTATTTCTAAGGCATCTAGTATAGCCAGTTTCTTAGTAGCTGCAGCATTTTTTAGTCTGTCTGCGGAAACATCGTCATCCGTGTTGGTGATTATAGGTTCTTCAGCAACTTTTATAAGCTCCTGAATAGCCTTACGACCAGCTTGGATTATACTCCTTTTTGTTTCCTTTATGTCCATAATTTATGGTTATAGCTGCGGAGAGAACACGGTATAAACGTTCACCGTCTATAACAAACTCGTATTCGCTCCGGGGTGTGAATCCTACCAAATCACCTTGCTGCAGACCCTGTGATTTGAGGTCATCACCCAACATTTTAATCACACCAATATGTGGCTTTTCTTTATCAATAGACCACATGTCTTCTGACTCTATAGGTTTTACAAAACAAAAACCATCTAAAGCCATCCATTCATCATATCTCTTGTAAGCAAACACTTGGTCTGGTCTACATAGATATGTATCCTCATCAAAAAAGCTTCTACTGTTTTTCTCTTTTCCTCTAACATCATAGAATCTTCTAAAAACATTATGATGTACTATGACATCATCTCCAGGAATAACACCACCACAGTCTCTCAGAGGAGCTCCTATGACAGTGCCTATCCTGTTAACGTACCTATGATCTTGCAGATCGGTGTTAAGTATAAGTTCTTTTCCATTCAGATCCTTCTTATTACTATTTCTGGATCCTTTTGGTTTAACAACAAAGTCAAAAACAGATCTCATTAATACTCTAAATTATACTCTACAGCTATACCCATGTTTTTATTGAAATCTTTCCATGGTATAACTGTATTGTCTTTAGAAATGTAGATACTAAATCTATCGTTCTCTTCTACAATGCTAACGATACTATGCCCTCCATAGACCTCTTGACCTACAGAGTAATGCATAGCTTCGTTTTTATAATCTCTACCGATGCTGATCTTTCTAATCAGCTTATCCATTATTCTGCAGGCTCAGCCATTTCCTGGTATTCACCAGTGTTAAGATCAATAGTTACTTGACCGTATTTTTCCTCTAATTCTTGTTGAACAATCTTAACCTCAGCCTCCAAGCCCATAATGCTTGAAATCATTTGGTTTTTCTGGTACTCCATTTCACCAAGAGTCTGCTTTGATCTTGTTAGCTTGTTTACAGTTAACTGTAGTTTTTCTAATTCTTCCTTTGTTAGTTTCTTCACTTTAGTTGCCATATGAATAATTTTAATAAATACTATATCAAATATAACACATTTACAATAAAACTAATGTCTGGCTATTAGCAGTTACGAAGTCATAGTTACCACTATCATCCGCTGCATTGGCAGAAGGTACAGATGTAGATGTATCGCCAAATATAAGGTCAGTACTTAATCCAGCATCTGATGCAGATATAGGTGTACCAGAATTGTACATAGAACTGATATTACCAGAAGTCAAAAGCTTGTCCCACATATGCATATACATGTAATCTGCAATACGGCTACCGTCTGTGTTATGGTCATTACCACAGAACGTAAGTTCATCAAGGTTCATGTTTGAACGAGTGCCAT